CCTCTTGAAATTAGGGTGTCTCCATCTTTAAAATACTTACTTGTTTGGTCTAAAATATGTCCTATGTGTGCTAACGCGTCTCCGCCATTTTGTGGTTTAGTATCTAATATTTGTTGTGTTATATCTAATATTGAGTCCGTTCTAAACTTAAAATCAGTAGATTTTGTTTTTTGTAAATTGGTAAGATTAGCTGTACTTGTTTTGTTTCTACTTATCCACGTTAAATTGCCACCAATTGGTCCATTTTCAATTACATTTTTAGTGCTGTGAAATAACTCCGCAGAGATTGGATCAAACATACGTGTTAAATAAAAACTACTTCTAACAGGTCTACCGCTAAACAAATCTTTTGTTGCTTGTTTTACATCATTTTCTCTATCGTCACCAATATATGCACCTTGATTTGGTGCCTCCATACCAAAGAGTGATTTAAATCCTTGTGCAACTTGACTTGGGAACTTTCCCAAAGTTGTTGATGCTTGTGATCTTGCTGATGTGGTATAATTTGGCGCATATTTTGAAAAAGATAATAAATCGAATAATCTATTTTTAGTGGAACTACCCATATGTTCAATTAAAATATCCGATGGTTTTCTTGATGGGAGTGGTCTTCTCTGAATACCCACTATTGACCCTAAAACACCTGTTAAATCCTGCCAAGCCTTTGTTCCTGACGAAACGTCCGTCGGTCTAACATTAATCGGATTACGGGGATTTGTTAAATAATCTCCCGGTATTGTACTAAACGGTAACTGAGTTCCTGCTACAGTCTGTAAAAAATCTATTCCTTGTCCAACTAAACTATTTGAAACCGTAATTTTAGGGTTCCCAGCAATAAGAGGTTCCTTACCTCGAAGGATATTAATCAATGTAGTTGTGTTACCACCTAAGGCCTCACCGATTCTATTTCTCTCGTTTATGGTGGTATTAAGATTTTGATTAATTCTTGCTAAGACAGGACCTTGTGGGTTTGTTCTAATATTGTTTGCGGCAAATTTGAAAAGTTCCGATTCTGTATCATAATTCCTTGTTGTCATTATACCAAGTAAATTATTTTCGGTAGCCACAAAATATGGATATAAACTTAAATTTGCTCTTCTTGGTAAATCTTGAAGTGAATCTCTTACAAGATATTCGGCCGGTTTAAATATATTAGATTTTTTTGGAATTGATAAATCCTTTGCTCTACTATCATCCACATTTGGTAACAATAGGTTTTCACTATCTCCTAGATTTTGAACACTATAGTTTGTACTTGTAAAAGTTTTTGGGGACGGACTTCTTTTGTAAACAGGATCTAATGTCCTTTTTAACATTTTATCCCTAAAATCTTTAGTTGTGTTAAAATCTAATGGCATCTTATTCTTTTATCTATAAATAGATAATATATGGTTTTTTAATTGTAATGTTAAGACATGTTAGACATATTGATCATAGGGGTTAAATAACCCTTTTCCGTTTGTTGTATTGTTAAATTGTTTTCCAGTCCAACATGAGTTACTTTAAGATTAGCGTTGAACATAAAAGCATTATCGTTGTTTTTGACTTTTTGTCTTTCTTTTCTTCTTTCGTTTTCTTCTTCTAATTTTTGTTGATCTTTTGATTTTGGAGTACTATTTGAGTTAAAAAATTCATTTTTTATTCCGTCTAAAACTTGTTGTGCCGAACGTAGTAATCCGTCTGCTTCACCTGAAATATTTTTTAGTGCGTCTATTGCTGGTTTTACGGTTGCCGCAACTCTACCTGGGTCCTTAGATAATGCTAAACCACTATCCGCAAAGTCTTTCATTTGTTTTAAAATCGGTCCTAATAAAGGTACTATTTTATCACTACCATCTAATAACTCTCCTTCCTTACCAAAAGCTTGTTTTTTACCTGATATCGCCATTGATTTAATAAACGCTTCCATGTTGTTAGCCATTCTTTTAGTTTCACTTAACATTTCTCCAGCCATTTGTTCGGCGGTTTTCTGCTCTAATTTTTCTTTTTGTTCTTTTAATAAATTTATTTGTTCACTAGTTAATTCACTCAATTTTATTTCACTTTTACCCAATTCCTTACCTATGGTATCTTCTAACGATTTTGGTATTACGATTTGCATTTCACCATCTTTCATTTGTGATAAATTGGTAAGAAATTCTCTATCTTTTTCGTCAATATCAAAACCCTTTGCTAATAATGCATCATTGGCTATAATTCTTTCTTGCGCCGCAATCGCCCCTTTAGCAAATTCACTATATGATACACCTAACTGAGCTGCCATTTCTTTTGCTCTTCTTAAATTAGCTCCCTTTATCTCAAATCTTCCTTGTTCTTCATTATATACCGCTAACGAACTTGCTGCACCATGTATTGCATCCTGTAATCCTTCAACATCATTGGTTGCCATATACATCAATTTAAGTGGATCATTTAAGTCACCTATTGCGCCACCTAACATCTGCATATTGGCTGTTAACTCAATTGCAGATTCTGGATTCATAACCTTTTCAGCAACTTTGAATGTTTCCGCCATATTCATTCTAAACTCAGCGGACTTTTGTACCATTCTGTTTAACCCCTCAATACCATTTTTAAACCCATATTCATTTAATTTCTCAATATTTGTTTTTAAATCTTGTGTTGTTTTTTTAGAATTTAAACCAAGGGATGCAGATTCTAAACCAGCACGGTTAATTTTATCTAACGTATCCGCAGCACCATAACCAACTTTTTCAAACTCAGCAAACGCTTCGGCTAACTGTGTTAGTGTCATACCAAATGCCCTTGAGGTCGTAAAACTTTGGTCTAATGTATTTGAAGAAATAAGACTAAACTTACTCGTTTTATCTGATAGTGTTGTCATCATATCGGTAATATTACCGATGTCATATCCTAATTGTGTGGCTGCTGGTATTGATTGAATTAATGTATCTCTAAAATCTTTTGATAATTGACCGGTTAAACCTAGACCTTCATTAATTTCTGTGTGTAAATTTGATTCAACTGTTAATTGCTTTAAAATTTCGTCGTTCATTTTTTTAGCAAAAGTCAAAGGAGTTGCGAAATCTGTAATTTGTATACCAGATTTATATTGGCTGGCTATATCTGAAATCTTTGATGTTCCTTCGCCAGCTTTAGCAACATCCATTGGATTTACAATTGAGCCTTGTGATGTGTTGCTATTACTATTGCTACCTGTATTAATACTTCTAGCCCATTCAGATCTTTGAGCAAGTGCTGCGGTTTTTTGTTCAGCACTTAGTGTACCAATTCTATTATAACTTGCCCAATCACTTAAATATTGTGATTCACTTCCACCTGCTGCTGATCTTGCTAGTTGACTTCTACTTGCTGCCATACCTATAAATACAATTATTTAGTATTTTCCAACTCTATTATGTAATTAACATAATATTTCCTTAGATAAACCGGCATAGTTAAAACATCTCCATATGAGAATCCTTTTTTAACCATATATAAAATTTCGTCTAATTGTGACTTTTTATAGTCCGTAGAAAGGGCGAAAAAATTCTACCCCAAACCCAATATTAACTTGGATCGTATCTCCTGATGGGGTTGTTACTTCTTGGGTTAAATCTAACCCTGGTTTATTTTCATTGATAAACTTTCTAAAATCTTGTGAATCTTTAATAGGCATCATTTCAACAAAACTTCTAATCTTTAACGCATCTGTAACTCCGTTGAATGATTTAATCATCATTTCGAGTTGTTTTGTGACTACTGGTGCAATACCCGACCCACTCCAACTCTCTTTAATTTTTTCTATTTCATCTTCTTGTTTTCTTGTTAAAAACTTGAAGGTAATGTCTACCTTACTTTTTTGTAAATAATAGCTGTACTCACCATTTGCATTTTCAGATAATTTGAAGTCTTTCAGTTTAAGAGTTTCTAAATTTATTATTGTATTAAACTCTTTATCTGTCTTTGGATCGTAAGTTGTTAATGTATATTCCGATCCAAAAGCTGTATTTCTTAAAAATATTAAAATCGCTTGTCTATCTTCCTCAACGATTTCTTCTATTGAGAAATCTCTATCTAAAATTTTTCTTCTAAGCAATTCAGGTATAACAGTATTTGTATTTAAGAAACTAGGTGATGATAAAATATTCTCATCTGCCGCAGTTAGGTATGCAACTCTAACAGATTTTCTTTTATTTGAGTAATGAATACCTCTACTAGGTAATTCTACAACATCATATGCAATTGTTGGGTCAATTCTTAATTCTTCCATAATACCTTAATTTACCTAATAACTAGTTCAAAGTAAAGTTTTTAAAAAAGAAAAACCGATAATCTTGTGAACTATCGGTTTTAACATATGAAAAACTATAATATTAATAGATTAATATACATTTATCCATTCTTAATGAACATGTAATGTTCGCTAAATCATCTCTGTTATAATCTAATTCACCAAAGTTTAAGTCAGTTAAAAAACAGTTCTCTAATAACCATTTTTCAACCACAACTCCAGTTGGATCTAACATCTCCAATTCGATATCTTTTTTGTAACCAGCGGCATAACCCATACGACCTGTAACCGATTCAGCATGTAAACGGAACCATTCCATAAGTGCTTGTGATGCTGAAGGACCAATTGGATCTCTAAAAGTCATTTTAATTTCATTCCACTCAAATCTACCAGCAACATAGGTTGATGTGTTCAAAAAAGGAATTGCTACTGAATTGATTTTAGCACTTGGTCTTGATGCAGCAGACACATACCATTCGTTTATACCCAAAGTTGAGTTGAATCTTACGATAAATCGGTTGACCCTTTTCGGTTCGTAAGGAGTCGGCATTTTCATTAATAAATCGGCCATATTGTGTGTTTGTTAAGTTTTGTTAATTATTTACTTTCTTATAAATATATCCAAAAGAGAAATAATTTTATTTTAGATTAATTATACCCAAAAGGTTGACAATGTCAATTTTTTTCCGTAGTTTTTTACATAACCATTATTCAATATTAATTAATATATATTACTTACTTAAAATAAATTACAATTAATACTACTAATATAAATATTAAATACTGGTAAAACTAGCG